CCGCATTGGCGCTGGGGATCAAGTTATGAGCGTGACTGAGCTTCTGCCGGATGAAAAGTCGCAAGGTGACGTAAATGCCGTCTTTAAGACGCGCTTTTATCCAAATGGCACTGAGCGGTCATACGGGCCTTATTCCATGAGCAACCCGACATCTGTGCGGTTTACCGGGCGTCAAGTGCGTATGCGCGTTGAGGGTCAGCGCTTGTCTGACTGGCGCGTTGGTATTAATCGGCTTGAAGCTGTTGGCGGTGGCCGTCGATGACGCAGCAGAACCGTCCACCAGAGCCGCGAGACAAGGACTGGCAGACGTGGGGTCGGCGCATGATGTCGTACCTCTCGCAAACCCGTTCTGCGCTGGTTCAACAGACTGGCAGTGAAAGCGCAGCCGATGACGGCACGTTGATGTGGGACAGGGAAAACTTGTATCCGGTTGTAAGTAAAAACGGCGAGTGGGTTCAGGTTGTGCTGGAGGACGGCCACGCTGACTTCATTCTAACGTCTGATGTTACGCCAGCCGCCGCAAACACAGCTTACAAAATTACATATGACGCTCCTGTAGGTAATGACGGCATTACGCAAGGCACTCCCGCATCTCGCATTGTTTTTGAGGAGGCTGGCCAGTACGTCATATCGTTTTCCGCGCAAATATCATCGACATCTGCCAGCACGGTTCACTTTTACTTTTGGCCCAGCATTAACGGCACAGACGTGTCTGACAGCGCGATGACAACGGCGCTGCACCAAAACAACGCCACGCTGGTTACGTCGCGCACGCAGATATTTACCGTTGCAGCAAATGACTATTTTGAGGTCAACTATATGATTGACAGCACGTCGGGCTTTTTAAACTACACCGCAGCGTCCTCTCCGGTTCCAGCAATCCCCTCGTCAACTTTAGCAATAACGAGGTTGCATGGATAACGAGCTTGAAAGATGTCGGCCTTGGATCGAAGCTGCTTTGGGCTATTCTGGAGGCACTCATGACTTCATTGACGTGGCCGAGGGCATCTACAAAGGTACGATGCAGTTGTGGCCAACGCCAAAGGGGTGCATAGTAACTGAAATCGTGGTATATCCGCGAAAGAAAGTTTTAAACGTGTTCCTCGGCGGCGGTGAATTGGAGCAAATTTTGGATATGCACAACGATGTGATAGAGTGGGCAAAAGCGCAAGGATGCGCGGCCCTAACCATGACTGGTCGCTTTGGCTGGAAAAAACCATTGGCGAAGCACGGTTGGAAGCCACTGCACACGTCCTATGTTAAGGAGTTTGAATAATGTCAAAAGGTGGATCAACCTCTTCAACAGTTGAAGTCCCAGAGTACATTGAGAAAGCGGCGCGGCGCAATCTGACCGAAGCTGATAAAATCAGAAGGTTGGGATTTATCCCTGAGTATGGCCCAACCGTTGCTGCGTTTACTCCTATGCAGGAAGCTGCGTTTCAAGGCACGGCACAAGCAGCTGGCGCTTTTGGCCTGCCCGGTGGTGGAATGTCAATGCAAGATATTTCTGGTGGTATGCCAGCGCCAACGACATACGCAGGCGGTGTGCGTGGCTATTCTGCTCTGCCAATATATGAGCAAGCCCTTGAGGCTTTTGGGCAAGCTCGCCCCGGACAAAAGAGATATGCAGAAAGTTTCTTTATTGACCCAGTTACAGGCCTTCCCGGCTCAAACATGCAAGCTCCAGTTGATTACACCGTAGCGTCCACTCCGGGTGATTTGGGTGGGATTAGCGCTGGTGGTGGAGACGACCCTTATTTTCCACCTGTCACTCCACCTGTCACTCCACCTGTCACTCCACCTGTCACTCCACCTGTTGTTACACCGGTTGTTACACCGGTTGCTCCCGGCCCGGTTTACGGAGGAGTGCCTACATCACCTACCGAAGGCGCTGTTTTCACGTCAACTGATTTTAGCGGCGAAGAAACGCCTTATACAATAGTAACCCCCACAGATGTACGTCCGCCGGGATATGTTGACAATACGCCCTCAACTTTCCCAGAGGTGCGTGAGTACTATGATTCGAGTCCACTGAACCCTTCGGCCCCAGCTGTATTAAAGTTTGACGATGGCACGTCAGTTGACTTGGGCTATGACCTTGGCCCGTCCGTTGCAGGCGGCCGAGGAACAATTGTGCCGGGTCAAACTACAGACATAGGTCTATTCACTGGCGGCGGCGCTGACGGAGTTGGCAACTTTGGCCAAGTGGGCGACTTCTTCGGAGGCATTGGTGACGCGCTCGGCATTACAGATTACAGCGGAACTGGCGGGGGCCTTCTTGGCGGATTGAACGTAACGGGTCCACCAGTGGAAAATAAAGTTACCTCATACTCCCACGCAACGGACAATGACAGACCTGCTGGGCCGGGCGACACTGGCTACGAGCAAGCGCAACTTTTGGACAGTCTTCAGAGCGGTGAAACCGGGATTATATACAAAGACGACCGTCGAGAAGTTTATTTAGATGGGGTTTTAATCGGCAAACCCAAGCGCGCCGATGAGGCAAGAGAAATGCTGGCCAAGGCGAAAGAGGAAAAAGCAGCGGCTTCCCAGCCTTTGCAGCCCTCCAGCCCTCAACCGCCTCCCCCGCCTCCCCTGCCTCCCTCGCTTCCCTCGCCTCCCCGGCAGCCTACCTCTACAGGCATGGAAGTAAGAGCGCTATCGAATGGCACTGAATACTATGTTGACGCCGCAGGCAACTTCGCAGGTTTGAAATGATTATGACACATGAGTTAAGAGCTAAAATAAGGAAAGGCGTGTAAAATGGCAGGCGGAACAGGAATGCCTACAAGCGCACTAGGCGCAGCAGCAGGCGCAGCATTAGGTGGTAGTGGAACACCCGTTACGACAGAGGCTATGCCCGCAGGCGGCAAAGGCGGCATAAGCAATGTCCAGCCAGCAGCTGCCCCAACGGTCCAGCCAGCTCAAGCAGTCGCGCAACCTGCGGCTACTTACCAGCCAGCTGTAATGCCTCAACAGCAGGGCTTTAACGTAAACCAAGCATCCGCAAGCGCATTGCAAGGCGCGCTTGGCTCAACACAGAAAGCCATGCAAGACCCGCTAAATGTCGGAGCGTACGCAAACCCGTACACCAGCGCAGTCATTGACCGCACTCAGCAAGACATTGAGCGGCAACGTCAGATGGCAATGAACACGCTTGGCGCGCAGGCAACTGCGGCCAACGCATTCGGCGGGTCTCGCCAAGGTGTTGCTGAAGGCGTTATGGCTGGCGAATATGGCCGCATGGCTGGAGACATGGCGGCGCAGCAGCGTCAGCAAAACTACAGCCAAGCGTTGCAGGCTGCGATGTCTGACCGTCAGGCTCGCCTTGCCGCTGCGTCTCAAATGGGTCAACTCGGCCAGCAGGCGTTTGGCACAAGCCAAGCAATCCAGCAGCAGCAAGCCCAGCAGGGTCTGTTGCAGCAAGGCATCCAGCAAGCACTTATCGACGCGGCGAGACAGCAATACGCTGGATATACTGGTGCGCCAGCTCAATCCCTTCAAGCACCGCTGGCTGCGCTTGGGATTGCGCAGCAAGGTGGGGCATCAACAACGACGAAAAGCGCAAACCCCGGCTTGTTTAGCTACCTTCAGATACCGGGGTTATTTATGTAATGCCACAAGGTTTCATCCCACTATCAAAGCAAATGGACTTTCTCTGGAATGAAGTGCAGGGAAAGGAAAAATCTGGCTTCGGCAAGTTCCTTACAGCCAATGCGTCTTCGCCAGAAGACTACGCAACCTTGTGGGATAAATACTATGAGCGTTCCGGCGGTGCTGGCGATGAAAAGGCTCGCAACTACGCAAGCAGCGTTTACGCAGCAATGGCCGATGGCACATCCAACGAGGCTTTAATATCGCCAAACGCCAAGTTCGCCTACGGATACTTGACGCAGAAGGGCTTAACTCCGCAGCAAGCCGCCGGCATCACTGGCCGCCTGATGGCTGAGAGTTATGAGGATATGAACCCAGACGCACGCAACACTCTTGCCGGCGGTCAAGGCACATATGGCGTTGCGCAGTGGCGTGGTTCTCGCTTGCAGGATTTGGCCGACTTCACTGGCGTTGACATTGGCGACATAACATCACTGCCCGCGACCAAACCCGGCGGCGGTTTACTTACAAGCAATCAAGGGGGTCAAGACATGGCCATTTCTAATAAGCCTCCATATATGATGGGCGGCGAGCAAACTTACAATGCACCCAACATGCGTCAACCAGCGGCACAGCAAGCTCAGCAGGGCGGGATGCGTGGGCTTCTGTCAACGCTGAAAGATGCGGCAACGGCTGTTGACCCCAATACTGGGCTGACAGGTTATCAGCGGTTTGCCCGTGCGCTTGATCCACTGATTATGCCGGAGATGCGCGCTGGCGCAGCGATTGAAAAGCAGGGTGCAGCTAGGGTTGCGGCAGACCGGAGAAATAAGACCGCAGACTATTTAGAGAAAATATCACCAGACGCAGCGGCTCTTTTGCGTGAGGGCTTCTTGTCTCCATCTGACGCGCTTAGAATATCAAGCGACAACAGAATGAAGGCAATGGCCAAGTCTGCTGGTGATGCGTTTCGGGCTGGGAATATGCAGGAGGCAATGGCTATATTAACTGAAATGTCGCCTACTGCGATGGGGCAGCAAATTGCGGCGCAAGCAATGAAGCCACCAAGCGAAGTTATGGGTGGGGGCAAATACACAGTCACTTATCCAGAAGGCAGGTCTGGCGAGCCAGTGATAACGGTGAACGAGGATGTTGTCGCGGCAGAGCAGCGCATTCGCCAAGCTGAGCTTGAGCAACAGCGCGCTGCTGCTGGATTGCCAAGCGACGCTCGCAAAGCCGAAGAAGCAGATTTTGAGGCAATATCGTCGTTAGATAATATTATTCAGGACATTGGCGGGATTGTTGATGACTTTGGATACAACGCCGAAACTGGCGAATTTACTGGCCCCCTAAATATAGGCTTGGGCGGGTTTATAGAAGGAGCATTTGGCTCAATTGGCGTTGGAGGCAAGGGCGCAGTTGAGACCGCAAAAGCGCGAGAGGAATTTGATAGGTTCAAGACTAGGCTAATTGCAGAAAGTTTGAGATTGAACGCTGGTGTGCAGACAGATGGCGACGCGAAGCGAGCCGCCGCGGAGCTTGGAGATGCTAAGACCGAGGCCACTGCATACGCTGCAATTCAAGAGCTTTTGAAAATAAATCAGCGGGCAAGGTCAGCAAGGGAGGCAGCCATCATTCGCCGAAGAGAGAGATTTAAGGTTTCGGGGGTAGATGTACCCGAGCCAGCGGCGGCTCCAGACCTTGGTTGGAGGGTTAAATAATGTTTATTGAAATTGACGGAATTGGCGACGTTGAAGTTGACGATGAATTTGCAAATTTAACGCCCGCTGAGCAAAACGCTTTTGTTGAGCGTATTAGGAGTCAGGTTGAGGCCGGGTCCGTGTCAAGTGACGCGCCCGCTGAAGCCCAGCCAGCGGAGAAACAAAGGCTACGATCCATAGCTCAAGGTGTAACGCTTGGTTTCGCTGATGAGCTTGAGGCCGCAATTCGCAACCCGCTTTCGGCTTTAGGGTCAGCGTTAGGTCTTTCGGAGGGTCAGGACTACAAAGAGCGGTTAGACATTGTTCGCAAGAAGCTAGAAAGCTATCGCACAGAAAACCCTCTGGAAGCGATGGCTTACGAAATGGGAGGTGCGGTACTTCCAGCCGTTGCCGGTGGCGTACTGACAGCTGGCACTGGCACAGCCGCCGTTGGCGCTTCCACGGCAGCCAGACTTGCGCCAACCCTCGCACGCGCCGCAAAGGTGGGAGCGGTTGAGGGTGGCATTGCAGGCTTTGGCGCGGGTGAGGGAGGCTTTACTGAGCGGGCAAAAACTGCTGCCACTGGCGCAGCACTTGGCGGAACGCTCGGCGCCGCTGTTCCGGTCGCTGGCCAGAAGGTTGGTCAAGTTGGCCGAAGGGCCATGGACGCACTTGGCGTTGGTGGTGAAAAGCGCGCACAAACCTTTTCTCAGCGCAAAATGCTTGAGGCTCTTGAGCGTGAAGGTATGACGCCAAGGGATGCGATGCGCCGACTTGATGAGGCTCGCAGGCTTGGAGTTGAGGATATTACACCAGCTGATTTGGGCGAAAATTTACGCGGAGCGGCTTGGCGCGCTCAGGCCACTCCGAGTGCTGGTCGGCAAGGTGTTCTTGAGCAATTTGCCGAGCGTCAGGCTGGTCAGGCGGAGCAAATATCTTCACGCGCTTCAGAAATGGCTGGAGTCCAAGGCGACACTGGCTTGGCGTATCTTGACGATCTTGCGCAAAAAGTTGAGGCAGAGGCTAGGCCCGCTTACCGTGCGGCTTATGAGGTTGAACTGAACGCAGCTCCATTTCAAGGTATGGCCAAAAGTAAAGTCGTAAAGGACGCATACAATAAAGCGGTTGAGCTTGCAGATATTGACCCGGACATTGACATCTCATCTATGCCAAAAGACTTGAGCAAATTCTTTGACGAGCAGATGGTTCCCGGCCAGCGTGTTTTTATGCCAACAGAGGTGGCGCACAATATAAAAAAGGGACTTGATGTATTAATTGATTCCGAGACCGACGCGCTTACTGGAAAAGTAACACAGCGTGGGCGCGCATTGACTAAATTGAAAAACTCTTGGAACGCAGAGATTGTTAATCAAAACGACGCATACAAAGTGGCAAATGCACAATTTGCAGACAAGGCCAAAATGAAGCGTGCCTATGACATTGGTTTTGACTTCAACAAAACTCCAGAGGAACGCCTTGCCAAGTCAGTTGGCGCAATGACCAAAGCTGAAAAGCAATCACTCCGCGTCGGCTTGATAAGCCAAGTTGAGGAGCTGGCGTCTAAAACTGGAGACGCAACAGACTTTGTTAAGACAATTTTCGGCACTCCTCGCCGACGCGCGGCACTTCGGCTAGCCTTTGATGACGCCAAGCAGTTTGATCGTTTTGAGCGGATGATGAAAATACAGGCCGACAAAATGAGAACGCAGCGCAAGGTATTTGGCGGTTCTGACACGGCTGAAAGGCTAATGCAGGGGGGAGATGCTGAAATTGACGCAAGCTCAGTTTTCGGCGTTGGGTCACAGCTTGGCATGGGGAATATTCCCGGCGCAGCAATGGCCGCAGGCTCTCAAATTGCTTCCAGAATGCAGGGCATGAACGAGAAGAGCGCTCAGGCAATGTCGCGGATGCTGTTTGAGCCTGATGCTGCGAAGCAAAGGCAGATGCTTGGTGGATTGCTTGGTCAACAAGAGATAGATGAGGCTATGCGGCGGCGAATGATCCAGCGTCCAGAGTTTTACTCTGGAATGATTGGCGGCATGAGCGGGCTTCTCGCTGGTGGTAGTGAATAAAGGACACGGCACATGGAACTTAAACCAAAATCACGCAGCGAAATTGAGGCCATTGTTCAGGACGCAATCTCAAGTGCAGTGGACTTCATTGAGAGTGAGATCAGCGATGACCGGATCAAGGCTCAGCGCTACTATGATGGCGAGGTTGACCTTGGCTATGAGGATGGACGCAGCAAGGTTGTAGCCACAAAAGTACGGGATACTGTACGTTCCGTGAAGCCAAGCCTGATGCGCATATTCCTCAGCACAGCCAAGCCCGTTGAATTTGTGCCGCGCGGTCCAGAGGACGTGGCGATGGCTGAGCAGGCCACTGAGTTTATGCACCACGAGTTTACCCGGCTCAACGGATACCGTGTCATCAGCGACGCCTTCCAAGATGCGCTGGTCAAAAAACAGGGTATCGTGAAGGCATACTGGATGACATATCCAGAGGCCGAGATTTTCACATTCACGGACTTATCCGACGATGAGTACACATATCTGGTGGACGATGACAACGTAACTGTGCTTGAGCATAGCGTTGAGATGGCAATCTCAATGGATCAGATGGGCATGGAAATTGAGCTGCCCGTCCATAGCGTAAAGCTAAGCCGCCAGAAAGAAATGGGCGAGCTGTGCATTGAGAGCGTCCCGCCGGAAGAGTTCTTCATCAACCGTGATGCACGCAGCTTTGACGATGCGTATATAGTTGCGCACCGCACAGACATGCGCGCTGGCGATTTGATCGCGATGGGCTACGATCCTGACGTTGTTCTCAAGCTAGATAGCTTGGAAAGCGGGTCAGAAATGACAGAGGCAGAGGTGTATGAGCGCCGTGGCTATGACATGGACACCTCTGACGATGATGAGCAAGACCCGGCGATGCGCAACGTCACTGTGACGGAAGCGTATATGCGCATTGATGCTGACGGAACTGGCGTGCCAATTCTGCACAAGCTCACATGCGGCGGCACTGCCTATGAGTTGCTGGACGTTGAGCCATGCGATGAGTTGCCGTTTGCCAAGTTTGAAATCGACCCAGAGCCACACACATTCTACGGCCGCTCACTGGCCGAGATTGTTATGGATGACCAAGACGCCGCCACATCTGTGCTGCGCTCCATCCTTGATAACGTGGCGATGACAAACAACCCTCGCCTTGGCATCGTTGAAGGCGCAGTTAATATTGACGACGTTTTAAACAACGAGATTGGCGCAATCGTGCGTATGCGCCAGCCCGGCTCAGTTCAAGAGTTGTCCGTTCCATTTACTGCCGGGCAGACACTTGGCGCGCTGACATACCTAGATGGCCTCGTAGAGAGCAAGACAGGCGTTTCCAGAGCATCAATGGGCCTCGACCCAGATGCAATGCAGTCAACCACAAAGGCTGCTGTGCAGGCCACTGTGCAGGCCGCAGCGGGTCAGGTTGAGGTTATGGTGCGCAACCTTGCTGATGGTATGCGTGATCTATTTGGCATCATGCTGCGCTTGATGAGCAAGAATGTTGACGAAGAGCAAATGATGCGGATGAATGGCTCGTTTGTGCCAGTTGACCCGCGCGTTTGGGATCAGTCAATGGACGTGAGCATTAACGTGGGCCTCGGCACTGGCCGTGAGGAAGAGAAGGCTATGGCTCTCAGCCAAGCCCTCCAGATGCAAACAATGGTTTATCAAAACTACGGCCCGATGAATGGTTTGGTCAGCTTAACTAATATCCGCAACACATTGGCAGATCAGCTGGCTGTGTCGGGCATACGCAACGCCGACCGCTACTTTGCACCAATCACGCCAGAGATTGAAATGCAGATGTTGCAGATGCAGCAACAAGCACAGGCCCAGCAGGGTCAGGCCGCTGATCCAAACGCTGCGTTCTTGCAGGCTGAGCAAATGAAGGCTCAGACCAAGGCGCAGACGGATATGGCTAAGTTGCAACTTGAAATGCAGAAGGCTGCCGCAAATGATGACCTCAAACGGGATCAGATGGCGCAGGACTTGCTGGTTGATGCCGCCAAAATCTATGGCGAATACGGCACAGCGGTTGACGTTGCCCGCGTGCAGGCTGAGCAGGATAAAATGCGCATGATTGGCGGCATGGCTCAGGGAGTGCCGCAGTAATGACAACAGAAATACGCATCGAGGCCGATGAGGCACGTCGCTTGAAAAACGACACTGCATTTAAGCAGTTCATGCAGAGTGTGCGCGAAAATCAAATGCAGATTTTCGCAAGCAGTGGGGCGGCTGACGTAGCCGCCCGTGAGGAGGCGCACGCGATAATCCGTGCGCTTAACCAGATCGAAGTGAACCTTGACGCCGCGCTTGCGGCAGAGACACTTTTGGATCGCAAACAGAGGAAGTAGCACCGATGGAATCGACTACCCTAGAACAAGCCGCAGAAAGCCTGCTGGCAACCTCCGAGGAAGTATCCGCAGGAGGAGATAATCTTGACGCAGCCGTTGATGAAATTACTGAACCCGATGACGATCAGGTTGAGGAAGTCGAAGCTGGCGGTGAAGAGCAAGATGACGTTGAGGCATCCAGCGAAGATCAGGATGAGTATGATCTTGATGATGTCGAGGTTGACGACGAAGACCCTGTAGAGGCTACTGAAGACACCACTGTTTTCTCCGTCAAGGTTGACGGCAAGGAAGAACAGTGGACACTGGATCAGTTAAAGCAATCTGCTGCGGGACAAGCGGCAATTAATAAGCGGTTTCAAGAAGTTGCTGAGGCGCGCAAGCAAATTCAGCAACATGCAGCCGCATTGCAACAGCAGCAGCAGCAAATCATGCAGCTGCACCAGCAAGCGCAAAACGGTGGACTGCAAGCTCCAACCCCGCCAACACGAGAGCTATTTGAAAGTGACCCAATCGGGTACATGGAAGAAAAGCTCAAGTATGACGAGGCTCACGCACAGTACGCCCAAAATATGCAGCAACTAAACCAAGTGCAGCAGCAACGGACGCAGGCTCAAGAACAGGCACGTCAAGCCTACCTTCAAGAGCAAGCCGAAATTCTGCAAAAGCACATTCCTGAATTTGCCGACCCCGATAAGGGAGACAAGCTCAAGAATAGTTTAGTCCAAACTGGCGTCCAGTACGGCTTTACGGAGCAAGAAATGTCGGCGGTTACAGACTCACGTTATGTGCGGGCATTGAATGATGCGCGCAAGTATCGCGAGCTGGTTGCGAAGCGCAAATCAGTACAGGCCAAAGGCGAGAAAGCCCGGCCAGTGGTGAAAGCTGGAGCGAAAAAGCGAAATGATGGCAACGCTGCAACTCGTAACAAGGCGAAAACTCGCTTGCAGAAAACTGGCTCAATCGACGACGCATTGAGCTTGATCTTAAATCAGTAAGTCTTTGAAAGGACACACCAATGGCACAGCCAGCACAGACATTCGATTCATACGATTCCGTAGGAATTAGGGAAGACCTCAGCAATGTTATTCATAACATTTCCCCAGAGGAAACTCCATTTTACAGCAAGTCTGCTAAAAAATCTGCCAAGAATACTTTGGTAGAGTGGCAGACAGATAGCCTTCGTGCTTCCGCTGCAAACGCTCACATTGAGGGCGATGCAACGGCAGGCGAAGCTCGCTCCGCTACAACACGTCTCGGCAACTACACACAAATCTTCAAAAACGCTGTTGTCGTTCCAGACACAGACGAAGGTTTGGACAAAGCTGGTCGTGCAAAAGAAGTTGCATACCAAACTTTGAAAATCGCCAAAGAGCAAAAATTGGACATCGAAAAAGCACTTTTCGACAACAATGCTCGCGCTGCTGGTAACTCCACCACAGCCCGTGAACTTGCTGGCGCTCCTGCATGGATCAACACCAACACCGACTTCGGTGCCAACGAAGGTGCTGACCCAACTGGCGACGGTACAGATGCTCGTACTGATGAGACCACAACTTTGATTGCGTTCTCACAGGCTCGTTTCGACGGCGTTATGCAGTCCATCTGGGAAGAAGGCGGCAAGCCAGACACAGTTTATTTGTCTGCTTTCCAAATGAATGTAGCTCTGGGCTTCACAGGTAACAACAACCAGCGTTCAGCAGTACAAGCTGGCGATGAGCGTGTTATCAAATCCTTGGCAGTATATGTAACCCCTTGGGGAAGCGTAGAATTTATGCCAAGCCGTGAGAACCGTTCCCGTGACATCTTCATCATGCAAGATGACATGTGGGAAGTTGCATCCCTGCGCGGCACAAAGAACGTAGCTTTGGCAAAAACTGGCGACAACACTACTCGCCAAGTTGTAACAGAGCTTACACTTTGCGCCAAAAATGAAGCTGCTAACGGCGGCATCTTCGACAACACAACTTCTTAATTGTGTAAATTGGGGGCGGCCTGTGTCGCCCCCTTTCACCATCTGGAGGCTTAAATGAAAAAAGTTATTGTAAACGCGCTGAAGATGAAGTGCAGCAAAGGCCGGATTGAGAAGGGCGAAACAGTTATTCTCTCCGATGAAGAAATTGAAAAAATCACCAAAATTCGCCCAGCCATCTTAACTGTGCTGGAAGACGTAAAGCCAGTGGCCGCTGCGCCAGCTAAACCCGCAAAAACCAATGGCGCGAAGGTTGCCAAAAAGCCAACTAAAAGGTCGATCAATGTTAAAAGCAAATCACTCAACTAAGGTCTCGGAAAAGTTTACCGTTGACGATGATAAGATCATTATCAAGAAAACCTTTGACGCATCCCACATGCTCAAGGACGCGGCACAAGCGCGTGAGGTAACGCAAAACAGCTTTGGCTCAGACTACAAGCATGTGGGCAACGTAGACATGGGCTTGCTGGCCATATGGCTTAAAGAGGCAGGTGTATCATGGACTGATACACAAGCGGTCAAAGATGTGTTAAAACGTAAGCTAATGAGCAACGAATTTAGCGCCCTTCGGGTCTGGGAAGGCAGTTACTGAAATGGAAATGGACGCAATCTTGAATATACTATTCGGAGTTGTCATCGCTGGCATTAGCTGGTGGTTAAAGACGCAACGCGAAGAGCTGGATCGCCTTCGTATTTTGCTTAATCGAACCCGCGAAGAAATGGCTAAAGAATACGTCACAAAGTCTGACAGCTCTGAGGTTCTTTCTCAAATTATGAATAAGTTTGATCGGCTTGAAGAAAAAATTGACCGGCTAATGGAGCGGTAAAATGATTGAGGTTCTCGCTCTCGCAAGTGCGGTTAGCACTATCGCAGGCGGGATCAGCTCCGCCGTTCAGGCTGGCAAGGACGTTGGCTCTGTGCTGCCGCAGTTTGGCAAGCTGGCCAAATTAGAGGCTGACATTCACCTCGCGGAGCAAGGCCGACACAAAGGCCCACTTGGCAGGCTTACCTCAACTGAGGAAGAAGGCTTTGCAATTGCCAATGCCAAGATAAAACATAAGGAAGCTATGGATACCCTTCGCAGCCATTGCCAGCTATATGGACCGCCGGGCATGTGGGAGACAGTCCAACGTGAGATGGGCGCAGCCAGAGCGCGGCAGAAACGTGCGCTTGAGGAGCAAGCCGCTAAACGTGACCGCATCTTTTACTTCATTACGATTGCGGTCGCCTGCATAGTTTTTGCAGTCGGCAGCGGCGGCTTGCTCTGGCTCGCAGCCTTGCTAGCGGATGAGGTGAGATAATGTGGGTGCTTCTTTGGTTTCAGCTTTCTGCAAGCGTAGTTCACTTCGAGGTTGGGCAGTATGGCTCTGAAAAAGATTGCACGGATGAGCTGCGCAGGGCGTCTGTTCTGGTGACGAAGAACAATGAGTATCTGCAATGCTTAAAAATTACGAAAGGTAAATAGAATGGCACACACGATACTTGATGACTGGAAAGTTCTGCCGCGTTTGATGATGCTGGCAGTTACTGTGCTGACCTATCAGGCGGTGCATTGGTTTATGGGGTTAGATGATCCCAGCGTTGCTCAGTCAGGGCTTGTCAGCGTGTGTATGGGGGCGCTCACAGGCTGCTTTGGCATCTGGATGGGTAAGGAGTCCAAAACAAGCGTAACCAACACTGGTTCAAGCTCAAAAGTAGAGTATGAGGTGGGGCAATGATTGGCCAAATCATAGGATCACTCGGCGGTCTGGCTGCAAGCTACATTGACGGCAAGACTGCCGTGAAGAAAGCGGAAGCCGAGACCAAGATGAAAATTGCTACTGGCGAGATCAGCTGGGAGCAGGCTGCCATCGAGGCCAGCAATAATTCGTGGAAAGATGAGGCGTGGACAGTGGCCTTCATAGCCATAGTTCTTGGCAGCTTCATACCGGGCATCCAGCCTTACATGGCGCAGGGTTTTGCTAATCTGGACGCTGCGCCAGAGTGGTTTCAGTGGGCAATGTACGCTTCGATTGCGGCGAGCTTTGGCATACGCACGGTAAAGGGGTTGAAAAAGTAATGTTCCTCGCGGCCCTACTGATATGCTCAACATTGGAGGCACAATCCTGTGTGGTCGTCGCAAATACGAACAATATATGGTACAACGAGGCTAAGTGTCAGGCAGACGCGATGAACTTGGCGCTTGAACTGGTTGACAAGGGCTTTGCTGTAAGGCCGTATTGCTTCAAGGTAGGAGACAGCACATGAGCAGAACTACACCAGCGAAGGGCAAGGCCCGAGTTAAAGTTACATCAAGCGGGCGTAAAGTCAGCTACGGTCAAGCGGGCAAAGCGAAAGACGGCGGGCCACGGGTCAAGCCCGGCACGTCCAAGGGTGATGCGTATTGCGCGCGTTCTGCCGCGCAGAAGAAAAAGTTTCCCAAGGCTGCGGCTGATCCAAATAGCCCGCTAAATCTTTCACGCAAGCGCTGGAAATGCTCCGGCACTAAATCGAAGAGGACTTAATGAAATGGGACTGTATTCAAACATCGCAAAAAAGCGTGCGCGCATTAAAGCCGGAAGCGGAGAGAAAATGCGCAAGCCCGGCACTAAAGGAGCGCCAACGGCCAGTGCATTTAAAGCGGCTGCCAAGACAGCAAAGAAAAAGGCTAAAAAATGAGCAAGGCAATGGCAACGCTCCAAGCTAAAATCGGCACAACAGCCGATGGCGAGTTTGGCCCGAATACAGCGCGAGCAATCGCAAAGCACTTCAACCTATCCCCGGCGCGTGGCGCACACTTGATGGGTCAGGCATCGCATGAAAGCGGTGGCTTCAAGCGCACCCGTGAGAGCCTGTATTACAGCACGCCAGAACGCATCCAAGCCGTCTGGCCATCTCGCTTCCCAACCGTTGCCGATGCAGAGCCGTATGCCAAAAACCCAACAGGGCTTGCTGGCAAGGTTTACGCTGGCCGCATGGGCAATGAGAATGAAGCGCAGGCTAGCCTGTACATTGGGCGAGGTTTCTTGCAGCTTACCGGGCGTAATAATTATCGGGCGTTTGCGTCTGACATGGGAGTGCCGAAGGTTATGACCGACCCAGACTTGGTGGCTGACGAATATGCCTTTGAGACTGCGCTGTGGTTCTTCAATAAGAATGGGTTGTTTGACATTGCAGACGAGGGCGTAACGAATGACGCCATCAAGCGCATCACGCGCAGGGTGAACGGCGGCTATCATGGTCTGGATGATCGAAGCAACCAGAGCAAGAAAATCCACACTTGGCTCATGGCCTAGTTTAGCTAAGTTAGCTAAGTGGCGAAGCAAGATCAAAAAGCAAGCGCGGCGGTGGGTAGGGCCGGAGAGCATTTAGCTCTCGCCTACTTATCGCTTGCTGGATACATCTGCACGTTGTGCCAGATTAAAGATCACGATGCGTATATACAAACGGATACACAGACGTTGACCTTGCAGGTTAAAACCGCAAGCAAGACGCACAAGACCACCAATAGATACGCATTCCACACGCCGAAAAAGAACGTCGATGTGTCAGACGTGTTTGCGTTTGTATCTATTGATTTAGGCGCTGTGATCTTCCGCCGGGGTGATGAGCTGACCTCTGTGACAACATACATTTCGCCAGAGGAATTTATGGATGAAAAGCAGTCAATGCAAAAAACATTCGACAGCTTCAAATAATCGCTTGTGACCGAGTGCGGCTTTCATTACAAAGTTTGAGTGGGTGGCTATCATCACAAGTAAGATCGACTTGCCGCGGGACGGCGGTTGTTTAGCCTAGTGTGACGTTGCTACCAAATGTGCCAGCATTCAATTCAACGGCCACCCACACGATTACTAGAATATAATACCCACTAGCGCCATCAAGCCAGCGCCGCTTGCGAAGCCAAAGATGGCTCCGACAAGTCCGGCGATGTGAATTTTACGCTCTACCTCTTCGTCAGTCATCACTCACCCTCCTCAAAGCAGTTGTTCAACGGCTGAATAGGTTGCTTGCTAAACACCCATCGCCACTGCCGCTTGGTGTAACCCGGAACTTCCACGAAATCACGCGCGCGGTAAACCTTGTTCGCTTGCCACATTTTCTTGAGATAGCTTGACGTGCGAGGGACGCTATCACCCAGCAGCTCAGCGGCCTCTGCTGCCGTCACGCGCTGGTCATACGGGATCAAAGAAAACAGGCGATTGCCTTGGTCAATGCTGTGTTGTTTGCTGGCATCGGCTGCGCGCTGCATAGATGGGGCCACAGTTGTCGGCCTGCGCGGGCCAGATGGTAGAGCTTCACGTTTGCGCTGGCGATACATGAGATTTTCAAACTCCCACAGACAGTGGCCGTATGTGATCTCGTAGCGCTCGTGCTTATCGGTAACGCCCTCCAGCTTAGCCCTCAATCGCTCTGCTGCATCTTTTTCATATCGCGCTTTAGCAGATCGAGAAGCGCTTGCTGCTCTTCCAGCCGCTGCTTCAAGTTTGGCCGCATCGCCGTCTTCTGCTCCGTCAGCATTATGCTGTTGTTGCGCTCCAGCCTTTTTATAATAATCTGAGTTTGGTCCGTACTCACGTTTTTTCCTTTCAAGTTTTATGTTCGCAGCCGAACAAATGCGATATATTGTTGACGGTGATACGCGCAGCAATTCTGCGGTTTCAATCTGTGACATGCCTTGCTGAGCGCAGTCAAGAACGTGGCGGGTGAGCGCATCTGGATCGTATTTCATTGGTAATCCTCCAAGGGGTCTATCTGGCCTACGCCGTTGCAGACTTCGCATTCTTCCATGTGGCTTCCAAAGTCGCCATGCCAAGTTGAGCTTTGACGAACCCAAACATCGCGCTCAACCTCGCCTTCGCCATCGCATTCAGGGCAGTTGATTATATTAGTCATAGCATTGCGCTCCTGATGAACAATGGCACTGCAAACAGAGCCAAGAGGAATGTGATTTCGGCGGCGATTTCTAGCTTATGTTTCATTGCTGGTTCTCCCGGTTTGAGTGGGGAGCCGAAGCTCCCCGGTTGTGTTAAATGTAAAATTTGCCTGCGCCGCCACCAATGTCTGAGAACCGTCTATCAGCGCGCAAAACTTTTTTTCCACCGCGCGGGCCGATAACAACAGACAAGGTGGTGGCGTATAACGTGCCTTCCCCGAAGCAGCAGAAGCTGGCGTATGAGCCATGATCGGATACATCAATGCGTAAGTCATACTCTGGAGCATCTCCTTCGATTGAACTCTGCGTGTTTTTCTTCATTGCAGACATCAAGCGAAGTGCTGCTCGCTTTTGAGACATGTTGAGTTTTGATGCGTCGATTTTTTCGATTGCTGTTGCGATTGTCATATCCGTTCTCCATCTGTTTATACAATTACACTAATCCGCAAATCATCCTATGTAAATACTAAAGATGCACTTGCATAAACTTTTTTTAGGATGTAACGTCCTATCAAATTAACCTTGGAGGGTGACATGAAGAAAGAAAGTCGAGTGGTCTTAACTGAAGCCCAGCATGAGGCGCTGACGTTAGCCGCCGAGCGCACTGGCATGGCGCTGGCCACGTTTATCAGGTCGGCGGCACTAACCGTGGCGGCCAATGCAGGCATTCACGCTGAACAGCCGCGAGCTGACTAATGGTCAACGGGCGCAATAAGGGTGCAAGTTTCGAGCGGGAAGTTGCCAACATGCTTCGCGATGAGCTGGGCATAGGTTTCAAGCGCGACCTTGAGCAATACCGGGCTGGCGCTCATGCTGACCTGATCCCAGACGATCCGGCATTCCCGTTTACCTTGGAGCTAAAGCGTTACAAGGACGGCCCAATTGGCGGTGCGCCTGCATGGTGGGAGCAAGTTAAAATTGCCGCTGAGCGTGAGCAGAAGATGCCGTGCCTAATATATAAATACGACCGTAAGCCAATGCGATGTGTGATCCCGCTGGCTGCGTTAACCGATTGCGATCACGATTACACTGTAGAGGTCGATTTCGAGACCTTCTGCTATATTGCTAGGGAGGCAATGCAATGACTGAAATAAAACTTACAGGCAAAGAAGACCTTTGCGAAATTTCCGAAAAAAATTACTTTCCTACTGGTCGAAATTGGTCAGACGACAGCAAATCATTTGAAAAAATATTAAATGATAGTTGTGACTTTGCTCTTCGCCTTGGGATGCTTGAGGCGTTGGATTCAATGTTTCTGAAAATTAATGTAGTTGATGGGGAACCTGAATTTACGGCTTATGTAGCAATCGCTGACCACAAATTTTCGGCGTTAAAGGTTTTAGACAACAGCTTTATTCAAGGAGACGTTGATTGTGATATGAAGTTAAGATTTGATTATCCCGACAACGAACTTACGGCGGAGATTGTTGAATGATCCCTGCTGACAGATTATCCAACACGGAATACCATTCCAAAAAGGATCACATATCGTCATCTGACGTTAAGATGGTCCACAGCAAATCGCTGGCACATTGGAAGGCGAAGACATACAGCTCAAGCCCAGTGTTTGATATGGGAACCGCCGTACACGCAATGGTGCTAGAGGATGGCAAGGGTATCATCCGTGGGCCAGAGACCCGCCGGGGTAAGGCTTGGACGGAAGCACATGAAGAAGCACAGGCAAACGATCAGACCTTGCTGACCGCCGGCGACTATGACCTTGCGCGGAATATTGCCGATAGCGTACTGTTTCATCCAGCTGGTCAACGCATGGCTGGGCCGACAACGGTCAACGAGGCCAGCTTCTTTGCCACTGACCCTCAGACTGGGCTGAAAATCAAGTGCCGCCCAGATAGCTACTGGGATGCCAAAGGTGTCCTATACGATCTCAAGACGTGTCAGGATGCTTCACCCAGAGGCGTGGCGAAGGACATGATTTCGTACAACTACGCAATACAGCAGGCCTTTTACATGCACTGCATTGAGCAGGCGGGATATGAGGCGTCACAATTTGTATTTGTTAACGTCGAGAAGTCTGGCGCGTTTGCAGTCTCGACAAATATCATACATGAGGAATATCTTGACTGGGCCAAGGGCGAAATGCACATGACCCTGCGCAAGATTGCTAAAGCCAACGAGGCCCAGAAGTGGGACACTGGTTGGTCAGATCAAACTAATGTGATTGATCTGCCACGATGGCTGCGCTTAGATGCAGTCGAACTTTAATAGCTTGGAGAAAAACAGATGGCTAAAACAGACTTTAAACCCGTAATGATCCGCAACGTGGAATTTAAGTACCCCCGGCTCAACGCCTGTTACCGTTACAATACTTCGGAAAAGAAAAGCGAAGAGTGCGCGCCAACGGCGTCAAACGCGGCTTACTCTATCGCTTGGGAGATGTCAGCTGATGACGCTAAAACGCTGCACGCCGATCTGAAGGCACACTATGAGACGTGCCAGACTAAAGCGCCATTCAATAAAATTTTCGGAATGAAGAAACTTGACAGCGGCAACTTTGAGTTCCGCGCCAAGCGCAACGGCACAAACAGCCAAGGTCAGCAGAACGAAAAGCCTCGCGTCATCGACGGCATGAAGCAGCCTCTGGCAGACACAGCTTTCTGGGGCGGCTCAAAGGGTAGCATCAAGGTGACAGCGTATCCCGTGACCGATCCAGACGGCAACGGTGGCATCTCGCTGCTGATTGATACCGTGCAGGTTACGCACGCAGTCTACGGCGGCGGCGGCCTCGATGACTTTGATGAAGTGCCGACAACAATGGCTGGCGGCGTTGACGCATCGCTGGATGACTTTGGCCCAGCCGCTGCACCAGCTCAGTCGCCAGCGCAAGACATGGCCGACGCGCTCGACGGGGACGAAATTCCGTTTTGAGTATAAGAAAACCCCCGGCAGTTGGGACGCTGCCGGGGGTTAAAGTGAAAGCGAACCCACGATTGGATGGAGAAAGGTCCGAACATGCACAGACTAACAAAGACAAGCGACGTTGGCAAGAAAGAGCTGCTACTTGCAGCAGGTGCGCGCGACACTCGCATTAATCAAACCGGGTCAGAGTACGACGGCATTACAATCGGTAAAATAGCTAAGCTCGTCAGCGAACCGCAGGCGACCGAAAAGGCCGACGCGCTGTTTTTCATTCCGTCAACTTATCGCGAACACGATGGCAGAAGTCACGCGACACAGCGCGAGCATGGCGAGTATTGGATGCTGGCCATTGACGTTGACGAGGGCGACCCATCGCTCACCGAGGTCAAGTCAGCCGTTGAGCGTGTCACTGGCAACGCATCCTCACTGATCTATTCGTCATCCGGGGCAACAGAAGACAATCGCAAGTGGCGTGCGCTCATCCCGCTGTCAGAGCCGATCAGCGGTGAGGACTACGTTGACGCCCAGCTCGCACTGTTTGACCTCATGCAACAGGAAGGCATCACATGCGATGCAGCCCTCTCACGCACTGGTCAGCCGATCTATCTGCCAAATGTGCCGCCAGCTCGACGTGATAACTTCGGACAGCCAGAGTTTTATCACGGGCTGCGCAATCGCGGTGAGGGTTTACTGATCCCAACCGAAAGCAAAATCTGGGCAAACTTAGAGTTTCGCCGGAAGAATGAAGCCATCGCAGCTGAACGTGCCGCCGCCGAGCGCCAGCTGCGTGCGCAAAATCGTGCGCAACAGCGAAAAGATTTCGATGACGTTGATCCAGTTGCCGAGTTCAACCGTAATAATACAATAGCCGACATGATGCTGCGCCACGGTTACGAGAAACTTGGCCGATCAGACAGCTACCGCTCCCCAATGCAGACATCCGGCTCACACGCCACTAAAGATTTCGGCACGCATTGGGTCAGCCTGTCAGGCTCAGACCGGGCGGCTGGCATTGGCCAGACCAGCGCAGAGTTTTGCTGGGGTGATGCCTTCGATCTTTACTGTTACTTTGAACATGACAACGACATGCGAGCCGCCGTGCGCACTTACGCCGCCGAGCTGCGGCCCAGTAAGTTTGATGAGGTCAACCAACAGTTACCTGAGCCAGATGACGGGCTGGATGACTTTGACACTATACCCGACCCCGAGATTGAGCCTGAGAGCCAACCTGAGCCTGCACAGAGGCTCGAATGGCCAACGCCGGTTGGAACTATCGACGAGGCAAGTTTACCTCGCAGACGGTGGATTTACGGGCATCACCACATTCGCGGCTTTGTCAGCGTCACGGCGTCAGCTGGTGGCATCGGCAAAACCTCGCTCACAATGGTTGAGGCGCTGGCTGTGGTCACTGGCCGGCCATTGCTGGGCGAGAAGGTACATGAGCCAACAAATGTTTGGATCGTCAACCTAGAAGATGACATGGCCGAGATGCAAATCAGACTGGCCGCCGCCATGAAGCAACATAACGTCACGCACCCGGAGATAGCTGGCAAACTGTTCATGGATGCGGAAGACACAATTGGCATCACGCTGGCTGCGGAAACCAGAGACGGCATCGAGACCAATGACGCCTTCCTGAGCCACATGCGAGACAAGATAAAAGCCAACGACATCGGCCTTGTGATAATTGATCCATTCATCTCGACGCACGAAGTCAACGAAAACTCAAACATGAGTGTGCAGAAGGTGGTCGCAATGCTGCGCCAGCTGGCCAGAGAGGCTGGCTGCGCCGTGCATGTGGTTCACCATGTGCGCAAAGGCAACGGAGAGGATGCTGATATTGACAGCGTGCGCGGCGCAGGCTCACTGATCGGCGCAGCTCGCGCAGCCAGAGTTATCAACAAAGTTAAGTTTGAGGACGCCGTGGCGCTCGGAGTGCCAGAGGCCAGCGCGACAGGTGTCTTCCGGGTAGATGACGGGAAGGCCAATCTCAGCGCACCTCTGCCAGCGGATAAGGCAATCTACCGCCGCATGGTCAGCACAAAGCTCGACAACGGCGAATACGTTGGCGTGGCCGTTGAGTTCAAGCTACCCGATCAGTGGGAGGGCATGACGACCCGTGTGGTTAACAACATGCTTGATCTGATCGACAAAGGCCCAGAGGACGGCGAGAAGTATTCTATCAGGCCGCAGGACAAGCAACGCTGGGTTGGCTCGGTCATCACAGGTTACAGGTTCTCAGACCTAGACCACACAAAGACAGCAGGGCAGGCAAAGGCAATCCTGCGCCAGTGGAATGACGAAGGTCTGCTGGAGGAAATTGTCTATCACAGCCCAAGCCAGCGCCGGGAGCGCAAGGGCGTTGTATCAACGGGCAGAGTTGGGGAGATGAACTGATGGAAGTGAAAAGCACACGACGTGAGTGGACGGGGGATTGGAGCGATTGCTTCTACCGAGATGACGATTACGAGCAATATGACAACGTGCAGATGTTCGCAAACATAGCCGACCATTTGTACGACCTATGTGGAGGCGAAACGCCGCTGTACTGGCCAAACTACGAGAAAGCGCCGTGGCACCTGCAATGCGCAATCACAGTAAATGGCAGGCCAACGGAGATGAACTTCTGGCCGCACAAGGCAAAGGCTCAGATCAGCTATCAAAAGGTGACTGAGGGGTGGATGGAAATCCATATGCTGATAAACTCAGTGTTCTTCGCCAACGACGATCAAGACGAGGATGATTTCGATGTTATCGAGTAGTGCGTCAGTGGAAAATTTCAGTGACGCATGTGTGACGCGCAGTGACGCATTGCTGAAATTCGGTCAATTTGTGGGTGATTCGGAAATCGAGCAAACCCCTTATTTATATAGTGCGTCAGTGGATTTGCTGAATTTTCCTACGGAAAATTTACCTCCAGTGACGCACTTTGTCAAGGCGCAGGTCTTAAAAAGAGTTCGCAAAAGCGAACACTCTCTTTTTTTGAGACGACCAGCAGCTCCACTGTCCCGCCTTCCTTCGCTGGCGCGAAGTCGGGCCAGAGGCGCAGCTTTGCGTCCTAACTCCTGCTGGCAGGGTTATCAGGGTTTACGGGAGCTGGTCCACAATGGTTAAAAAAGCAAAAGCAAAGTCGGATAAGGCTAAAGCGGCGATGGCCAATCGTGGCACGTTTGAGAGCAAGCATACGAACTATGGCAAGCCGATCCACTACAAGGTAGCAGCAGCGGTCGAGCCGTTCAGCTTTGCGTCAGCAGCGGCGGCTAAGGTGTGGGGAGATACGCTGGTTGATTGCGTGCCGCCAGCATACGCGCTGCGTTACCGTGAGCTGAGAGGTAATCTGGAAGCCGCAATGGTCGCAGAAGATTACACGCTGTGTGTCGAGCTGGCCACAAGCCTGATTAAAGCGCTCAAGATGATGAACGTGAAGGCGAGACAGGATGGACATGAGCCACCAAAGGTTGACGGGCATATAGCCGAGTTTAAGGGGAAGACATACTGCTTCCTCGCCAGCGGTGATCTGGCAGCTGTCAGGCGTAAGTATCCAACGTGGGCCGTGTATCATATCAGCGAAGTTTGCGCCGTCATGAGCGTGCGCACAGATGAGATGATGGCAGCTGTGACGAAAGAGTTTGCCGGCGCGAAGGTTGTGGAAGTCCGAGCGTTTGATGATGAGATTAACTTTGAACCAACAGGAGAGTGAGATGACGAAGAATGTACGCACAACGGTGCTAGAGGAAGCCATCGGGCTGATTAACGGGCCAAGACAATCCCACTATGGGACGCCGCAGGAGAATTTCGGTGCAACGTCGCATATGTGGTCAGCCTATCTAGGCATCAAGGTATCGCCCGGCGACGTGTGCAGGCTCATGTGCTTGCTGAAGCTGGCTAGGCTGCGCAATGGGCCGCATCACGATAGCAGCTGCGATGGTGCTGCATACTTGGCGCTGGGCTGTGAGCTGGATGAGGGTATGCTTGACGTGCCGACCGAGCAGCCTTAACGTAAGCAGCAGGCAGCGCATCCTCCCGCGCTGTCCAACTTGCCCTCGACGGTTTTTGCATCCAGTTTGTCCGTCGGGGGCATTTTTGTGAAAGGTGGGAGAATGTCCTATCGAATTAAGTTGACCTTAGACATAGCGTGCGAGGACAATCAGGCGGCTGAGGATGAGATTGATTGGCTGGCCGATTACGTTAGCGACAGGTTAAATGAAGGCGCAGACATGCAGCGGATCGTGCAAGCAATGGTCGAGGCTCTGGTTGAGTTGTCCGACATTAACGAGCTGATGGGCGCAGAAGGCAACACAATACACTGAGGTGATCTGTGCGTGAGCGTGAGGGGTGCTGAAGCTCTCCGCAACACTGGTTGGCATCGACGCGCCGGGTGCGCTCGCTTAATTGAACGCTTGTTCAATTACAAGCCCTCAATACTACATGTTGTGTTTGATGGTGCTGGCGCAGTTAACAATAACGCCGAAACAGGCTAAGTCACTGTAAACATTGATGGCGTGACTTTACATATGATGGATTATGGCATTTTTCTGTTAAACGACACTCAAAATAGCCCCCCCCGGTCAGCGTTTCGACGGGGGAGTGTGTGTGTAGTTCTCCGCACGCACGCTCGCGAAAAAAATGTTGACCACCTGTCTCAAAACAATTAACTGTTAAGCGACACCAGATGGAGGATATGTCAAAATGTGCAGTAATTGTGATCGAGATGATGTCATGTCGCGTGGGTTGTGTTCGGCCTGTTATATGCGTGCGCGCCGCATACAGCAGAAAGGTGGCTTAGAGTTTCGCCGCCCGCGTGGTGAGAATGAGGACCTAGCGCTGGCTAATAAGCGGCTCTGGCTGCATAGGTTTACGAGCAAGATTGATGCGACTGGCGATGGTTGCCACGAGTGGATGGGCGGCAAGACGAAGGGCGGCTACGGTATGTTTAATGCTATGGACCGCTCGATCTTGGCGCACCGCATGGTTTACCGCCTAGCGGGCAATGGTTTTCATGATGTTGTGATGCACACATGCGATAACCCGAGTTGCTGCAACTTGGCACACCTTCGCGGCGGTAGCTACAAGGACAACACGGCTGACATGGATGCGAAGGGGCGGCGCCGGCTTGGACGATCTGACCACCTGCGTGACCGAGCGAGCCACCCTCGTGCTCGCGCAGTATTTACGCCGCTGGGTGAGTTTGCGTCTGCCGCGTTGGCCGCTGACGCGCATGGGCTTGCCGCTGGCACGGTTCAGCGAAAGTGCCGCGATGGTGAGGCTGGGTACGGTTACATTTAGCCCCCCCCGGCCCCCTCTTGCCAACCGACGCTCACTCAGAGTAAAATTTAAAAAAACGGGAGTTATCACGATGGCTGGGAAGGCTTTACGCAAAAAGATATTAGCTGAGGTCGCCAAGAATGGCGGCGCTGAGTATATATTCGATCGCCTGTCGTCTGGCACTACGGTGACGGCGATGGCTAAGGAGTTTGAGTGCAGTCGGGAATATTTGCGCAATAGCTTGCATACTGTGCCTGAGTACAAGGCGGCGATGGAGAGCGCCAAGTTGACGGCAGCTGACGCGCTGGTTGAGCAGGGCTTGGAGATGGTTGACGCGTTAGACGGCGGTAGCTCAACGCAGGAGATTGCTGCCACGCGTGAGAAGGTGCAGTGGCGCAAGTTTATGGCTGGCTCGTATAATCAGGAGCGTTACGGCAACCGGCCTCAGACCAATGTTACGATTAGCGTGAGCGACATGCACTTGGACGCGCTGCGCAAGGTTAATGCTGACTTGGCACAGATTGACGCTGAGGACCGCCAGCGTGAGGCGATGGCCATTGACGCGGATTACGAGGATGTCACCGATGAGTAATGATAATCCGCTTGAGGAGTTTGTGCTGCGTTACCGTGACGACCCTGCGTTGTTTGTGCAGGAGGTGTTGGGCGCTACTCCGCACGATTATCAGGCTGAGTTTTTGCGGGCTGTTGCAGACGGTGAGCGCAAGGTTAGCATTCGCAGTGGCCACGGCACGGGTAAGTCCACGTCGGCCAGCTGGATTATGCTGTGGTTTGTTCTGCTGCGTTTTCCAAATAAGGTTGTTGTTACGGCCCCTACCAGTGGCCAGCTATTTGATGCTTTGTTTGCCGAGCTGAAGCGTTGGATTAACGAGCTGCCGCCGCAGTTGAAGGTTTTGCTTACGGTTAAATCTGACCGGGTTGAGTTAAACGCGGCTCCAAGCGAGGCTTTCATTTCGGCTAGGACGAGCCGTGCAGAGACGCCGGAAGCGTTGGCTGGGGTTCACTCGGAGAATGTGCTGTTGGTTGTGGACGAGGCTTCTGGTGTGCCTGAGAAGGTGTTTGAGGCTGCTGCTGGCTCGATGTCTGGCCACGCTGCGACTACGATTTTGCTAAGCAACCCGACGCGCTCGTCTGGCACGTTTTACGAAAGCCAGACGCGGATGGCAGACAGCTGGTGGACACGGCGTTGGTCGTGCATAGATAGCCCGCTTGTGTCTGACGAGTTTGTTGACGAGATGCGCGCGAGGTATGGCGAGGAGAGCAATGCGTTTCGCATTCGTGTGCTTGGCGAGTTTCCTATGGCGGATGACGACACGATCATTCCGTTTCACTTGGTTGAGAGCGCGATACATCGTGACGTTGAGGTGACGCCTGACGTTAAGCCTATTTGGGGTTTGGACGTTGCGCGCTTTGGCTCGGACAAGACTGCTCTGTGCAAGCGATATGGCAATGTTGTAACTGAGATTACGTCTTGGCAGGGTTTGGATTTAATGCAGACTGTTGGGCGCGTTATGGCCGAATACGAAGGCTTATCGCCTTCTATGCGGCCTAGCGAGATACTAGTTGATAGTATTGGCGTTGGCGGCGGTGTGGTTGATAGGCTGCGCGAGCTTGGCGCGCCAGTCAGGGGCATTAACGTGGGCGAGGCTCCTGCTATGGGCAAGACGCACATGAACCTTCGCAGCGAGCTTTGGTTTAAGACAAAGGGTTGGCTTGAGGATCGGTCGTGCAAGCTGCCGAATAACGACCAGCTTCTCGCGGAGCTGACTGCAATACGCTACTCGTTCACATCGTCGGGCAAGATGAAGGCTGAAAGTAAGGATGAGATGCGCAAGCGTGGGCTGAGATCGCCTGACCTTGCGGATGCGCTCTGCCTGACAATGGCCAGCGACGCTGCGACTGCGTTATCTGGCGCGATGTCGAGTTGGAAGCAATCTATTAAACGCAATTTGAAGGGTATTGCTTAAAGGCCGTGCCGGTTTGTGTATGAGTATTTTTTTGCTGCTTTTTTTCGAGCTGCAATTGCTTCCTCTTTTTTGTAAAAAAAGCCAACGTACTTTCTGCGGCCATTAATATTTATTGTTGCGGCCCATTTTTTATTATTTTTCAACCAAGAAACCCCAGTATGCCCGCTGGTATTGTCCTTTCTTTTTCTTGAATTTTTTACGTTAACGGCTTGGCTAACATCTCTTAAATTTTCAATTCTGTTGTCGTCTCTTATGCCGTTTATATGGTCTATTTGCTGCTCTGGCCATTGGTTAAAATAAATTGCCCAGCACACGCGGTGAGAGGAAAATGTCATATTAAATACTTTTCCTCTTTTATATCCATCTTGGTTGTAAACTTTAAATGCCTCTTTTCCAGAATATTTTTTGTTCCAGCCAAGGCAACTTTTTTCAGCGTTTAATTGACTGTTGTCAAACATGTCTGGGCTTCGTTTCCTCCAATACAGTTTTCCCGTTTTGCTGCTGTACCACAAAACACTTTGCAGTTCTTCTGGCGTTGGAATATTTGATTTATTCATAATGGCCTCCCACTAAGATTGTTTTTATACTATAATGAACGCGCAAGATTTATAATGTCAACCTAAAGGTATTGCATGAAGCCAGTTCCGTTCCACAAGCTGTCACCTAAGATGAAAAACATCCGCATGAACCAGTGGATTAAAACTTACATTGGGAAGGGCTTGAGTCTAGAGGAAGCGCAATTTGCGGCTCGCTGGCGCGCCGGCCATTGGAAGCTGAGTGCGCGTATGGAAAAGATTATGGATGACTTGGGCGAATTGTGATATGCGGCTTGGATAGCCATTTGCAAACAAATGTGCTAATGTGCAGAAAAGTTAGAGGATGATGACATGAAACCATGTAAAGGTTGCCCCACCCCCGCAGCGTGTAAGCGTGCTGGAACTTGTCTTGCGAAAAAATACGGGAAGTAAGTTTTGGTTGGATTGCTAAGCCCATCTGACTACGCTGGTTATGCTGACGAGGGTCGCAGGCTTGCCGTTGACGTGCCGAATGTCACGCCGATGGACGCGGCTCGCTTTATAGCTGAGGCCACGCCGATCATTGGCGACGCGATGGCAGCCAAGGAGATTTACAACGAGGCCACGTCAGAGAACCCTAACTGGGCGATGGTTGGCGCACTTGGCGGTGCGGCTGTGTTGGGTTTATTCCCCGGCATAGGTGACGCGGCTGCGAAGGCTGTTAAGTCTGGTGCGCGTGGCTTGCTGGATACGGCGAAGCGCGTTGAGGTTGATCCTAATAATTTGCAATTAAAGCCAGAAACGCCTCCTTTGCTTGTCGCGGGTCGAGGCATTGGGGACAATGGAGGCCCGGCATTAAATAGTTTGTCTCCAGCGCAAGAAATCTCTAACTTACTGGCGTCTGGTCGTGCTGACGAAGTGACCGACGAAATGCTTAGCAAGCTGACGCCTAACGATAATATGGAATTGTTTGAGCTTTATCAAAGCGGAGCCACTGGCATGGACTTGCCTATGGACGAGGCATCACGGATGGCGCGAGCTGAAGCTATGTTTCCTAGAGATGGTTATCACGGGACAAACGCAGACATAAAGGGCTTTCAAGGCAATGTTTTTTCGTCAGATAACCCAACACTTTCTAGTACTTATGCTAGGGGTTCAGCTGATGCTCAAATTTATCCACTTCGGCTTGGAAGTAAACTTGGTGACACGGTGGTTGAGGGCGGCGGCGTAAATTGGAGCCAGCTTGATATAGGAGACGTAAAAGACCCAGCTGTAGCCGAGTGGCTTGATTGGGCGGAAGGCCAGAAAATATCAACGCGAGAAATTGAGCAAGCTGCTATTCGTGAAGGGCGCAGCGGTGTTCAGTTTAAAGACATTAATGACACTGGCCCCGGCTTCAATTCCAACCAATTTAAAAACTTAGGCTACACAAAAGAGCAAGAGCGCGCATTGCAAAAGCAGTATATGGAGGATTTGTCTAAGCCCTCAAATGTAGATGTTAGATTGTCGCCTAATTTAGTTCGCTCCAAATTTGCCCGCTTTGACCCACGCCTGTCTCACTTAAAAGACCTGTCGGCGGCAATGGCATCTGTTCCCGGCGGCTTACTAGCCTTACAAGAAATGCAAAAACGTGCTAATGAAGAGCAACAAAGGCAAGGACTGTTACAGTAATGGCAATCACAACTTACGCAGAGCTGCAATCAGCCATCACGGATTTTCTTAACCGTGATGACTTGGCTGCTATTGCGCCGACTTTCATCTCGATGGCGGAAGCTGACATGCAGCGTCAAGTCCGTCACTGGCGTCAAGAGAAGCGCAGCACTGCTGAGCTTGATACGCAGTATAGCGCCATCCCGGCTGACTTTCTTGAGGATATTCGGTTTTACATCACTTCGGGCGATACTAGACCGTTGGAGAAGATCAGCCAGTTTGAGCTGCTTGACCGCAAGTTTCGCAATCTTAACACCAGCGGCCAGCCTGCATACTATGCTTTGACTGCTGGCGAAATTGAAGTTTACCCTGTGCCAGATGGAACATACACAGCTGAGTTGTATTATTACTCTGAGATTGAGGCGCTGTCTGACAGCAACACGTCAAACTGGATGTTGCAGTATTTCCCCGACGCATACTTGTACGGCTCGCTGATACATTCTGCGCCGTATTTGAAGGATGATTCGCGTTTGCAAATTTGGGCGGCTTTGTATCAAAGTGCGATTGATGCTATAAACTTGTCAAGTGATGCAGCAAAATATGGCGGATCAGGCCGCCGCATGAAAATAAGGGCGTACTAACATGAGCTTATCCAATACCTTCGAGACGCACACACTAAACTATTTGTTTACGGCTACGTCAGTCACGCGGCCAACTGCTTGGTATGTTGCGTTGTTTACCAGCAATCCAGATGAGGATGCGTCAGGCACGGAAGTATCCGGCGGCGCATACGCTCGGCAGTCTGTTGCGTTTACTGTGTCTGGCAACACTGCGTCAAACTCAGCTGCGATTGAGTTTCCGACTGCGACTGCTCCGTATGGCACGGTCACGCACATCGGCGTGTTTGATGCGTCGTCTGGCGGCAACTTGATTGCGTATGCTGCGCTAACAACCAGCAAGGCAATTGACACGGGCGACGTGATGCGCATTCCTGCATCTGACCTTGACGTGACTATGGACTAAGCCAATGGCTGACACCACATACAGGACTGGCTTTGGCACTGGTGCATTCGGTGTCAGGGCTTACGGCGTTGATGGTGTTTTAAAAGACGGTGAAGCCATTGTTATTGGCGTCACCTCGACTGCGGCAGCGAATGTTCGCGTTAGGCTTTCCGGGTCTATTGTTGCATCCAGCTCCAGCAACACGTCAGACGCCACAAGAGTGCGCGAAGTCAGCGCGTCTGCCTCAGTGTCAGCGAGCAGCACTTCCGCAGCCCAGCGCGTCCGTGAGAGCGCCTCAAACGTATCTGCAAGTGCAACGGGTGCTGCATCGGTTGAGCGCGTGCGTGAGCAGAGCGCAGCATCGAGCATTGCCGCGAGCAACACGGCGGCTTGCGAGAGAGTGCGTGAGCAAAGCGCGGCGGCAGCGTCCAGCGCGTCAGCAAGCGCAAACGCAATTACAATTGTCAGCGCTGCCTCAACTATATCTGCCGTTACTACAAATGTTGTAACGGTTAACCGCGTTCAGTTTAGCGGTGCTTTGATTAGTGCTGTCAGTAGTATTACTTGTAATGCTATTGAAAAGTGGGAGCCTTTGCCCGGCACGGCTGAAGTGTGGACGGAGGTTGATCCTGCGTCTGAAATATGGCAAGGTGCATCTAACGCAACCGAAAGCTGGTCTGCGGTTTCCCCTGACAATTCAGAATGGACACCAGCCCCGGCTACAGGTGAAACATGGGCTGACGCCGCATAGGCTAACGCCGAACAGGAGAATATCATGGCTGATACAACCACCACAACGCTAGGTTTAACCAAACCAGAGGTCGGCGCTTCCGAGGATACTTGGGGCGAAAAAATCAATACTAACTTTGACTTAGTAGACGACGCGCTTGATGGAACAACGGCTGTATCACTTGACATTAACGGTGGCACAATTGACGGCGCAGTAATCGGCGGTGCAACGCCTGCTGCTGGCACGTTTACAACGCTGACTGCAAACACAAGCCTTGGCGGCACTTTGTCTACGGCTGCGCAGCCAAACGTGACATCTGTTGGCACGCTGACGGGCTTAACGGTTAGCGCCAGTGCATCTTTAGCAGGCGCAAGCACCTCCGCAGACATTACCTTCGGCGACAACGACAAGGCCATCTTTGGTGCTGGCAGTGATTTGCAGATTTATCACGATGGTAGCAATAGTTATGTTGAGGACACCGCAACAGGTAGTCTTGTTTTAAAGGGTGCTAATGTTCTTGTTAGAGATACTTCTGACAACGACATTATGAAAGCCAATGACGGTGGATCGGCTGTTTTATTTTACGCAGGTGACAATAAAATCGCCACCACCTCCAGCGGAATTGACGTAACTGGCACAGTGACGGCTGATGGGCTGACTGTGGAGGGTTCTGACCCAGTTATTTTGCAGCATAGTGCTACTGGACCAACATTAAGGTTTAATAATATTGACCAAACTGTTGCTGATGATCAACAATTAGCGCGTGTAGAATTTAGCACTGATGACGCTGGTGTAGAAAAAGATGAAGCATACTTACAGCTAACGGCTGATGGTAATGCTGGTGCATCTTTTTTTGATATTATGACTGGTGATGGTACGCCGACTAAAACAGCACGTTTTAGTAACAACGGCGACATTAGCTTCTACGAGGACACAGGCACGACACCAAAGTTCTTCTGGGATGCGAGTGCGGAGAGCTTGGGCATTGGGACGAGTTCGCCTAGTGATGACCTTGAAATAAGCACAAGTGCAGATGCTAAAGGGCTTACAATTAAGAATGCTGGCAATAATAGGCCATATTTAAATTTTGATTCTAATAGAAGTGGTGCAGGGAACAATCTAGCACAGCTTAACTTCAAGTGGAACGGAGCCGATGTTGCTAGGATTATAGCCGTAGCAGGGTCAGACACAACTAATAAAGATGATGGTCATATAACTTTTAACACTTCTTCATCAGGTAGTGTAGAAGAACGCATGCGCATCGACTCATCGGGCAACCTGCTTGTGGGGACTACGAGCAATTCTCCCACAACTACAGCAGGTATTAATCTTGGCTCCAACAACAAGCTGCACGCAACCCGTAGTTCTGGTACGTCTGGTTACTTTAATCGCTTAACTTCAGATGGCGGCATTGTGGAGTTCGCCAAAGACGGCTCCACGGTGGGGAGTATTGATAGTGTTGCTGGTAGTGGAGGAGCCACTCAGGGGAAATTAAGAATAGGAACTGTTGATACTAAAATTCTTTTTGATGATGGTTTTGACGAAATATACCCTAACCAAAATGGGGTTACTACTTTAGGTGACCCAGGTGCAAGGTTCAAAGACCTCTACCTCTCTGGCGGTGTCTTCCTTGGCGGGGTAGGGTCGTCCAATAAGTTGGACGATTATGAAGAGGGGACTTGGACGCCTACATTGGTAGCAACAACTACAGATTTTGATAGTGTTACATACGATGGTGCAATAACGAGAGGCGTATATACTAAGGTTGGAAACATAGTAACTGTTACTGGTTCTTTAATGACCGACGCCGTGACAGTTGGCTCGGCCGCTGGCAGTATTGCAATAGCTGGACTGCCTTTTACTTCTGACGGTAATTATTCCACTGCTGGCTCAGTTGCACAAACGTTAGATTGGGCTGGAGAAGAACCTAGTGAGGCATTAATTTTTAACGGCCAAAATAAAATTAGCTTGTTTTATAAATCGGCCTCCGATGGAGATTCAGTGGCTTTGGCAGTTGCTGATGTTGGAGGTGGCGGGAATGACAATCGTGTTTACGTTACCGTTACATATCGTGTTGCTTAATTACCCCGCACCATAGGGGTGGACAGTCCAACCATCACAGGAGATAAACGATGGCACTATCAGAACGCACAGAACAGGATAAGATTGAGATAGTTTCGGCTCATAAATTTATCCAAATACGCACAGCCACAGTCATTGAACGTGATGGCGTAGAGATCAGCCGATCATTCTCACGCCATGTTGTTGCACCAGATGCAGACATCACAGGCGAAAGCGCAGAGGTACAAGCCATCTGTGCAGCCGTACACACACAAGCGGTTAAGGATGCTTACGCCGCCCATATAGCCGCACAGGAGGTTTAACCCATGGCCGTAACTTACACTTGGACTATCCCCACTTGCGAACACGACATCGCAACGGGTGGAATTAACGTAGTACACTGGCGCTGCACAGGCGTTGACGGAGATCACTCTGCGTCATCCTATGGCACAGTGGGCTTAACACCTGACCCATCTGCCGCTGACTTCGTTGCGTATGCTGACGTGACTGAAGCACAAGCGCAGGGCTGGGTCTGGGCCAGCGTATCACAGGATGATACGGAAGCTGCTATCGCTGCACAGATTGATGCGATGGCAAACCCAACCGCTGCCTCGGGAACACCTTGGGCTGCTTAACTTAACTTAAAAGGAGATCACTATGACTGAAGACAAAAAGGTCATTACGATTGACGACATCGAGTACACAGAAGACCAACTGTCAGACGAGGCGAAGGTGTGCATAAATCACATTGGCTCTCTGGATCAAAAGATTGGTTCAGCGCAGTTTAACCTGACGCAGCTTCAAGGTGGTCGTGAGTTCTTCATGGCTAGGCTGAAGGCTGCTTTGGAAGCACCAGCGGAAGACGAAGCTGAATAGCTCGCACAACATAACGCAACTGGCCAGCTATATGCTGGCCTTTTGCATATTTGGTACAATGTGCTATATTGGCCGCAATGCGTTTTCCGAGAGGCGACAATGGCTTTAATTGATCTAAACATTCCAGCTGGCGTCTATCGCAACGGCACTGACTTGCAGAGTATGGGCCGTTGGCGTGATGCAAGCCTTATTCGCTGGCATGACGGCGTTATGCGTCCGGTAGGCGGGTGGCGCACGCGCAACAACAACGCTGCAAACGCAAGCATACGCGGCATAACTACTTGGAACACAAATAGCAGCGACCGCTGGATTGCCGCTGGCACATACAACAAACTTTATGCTTGGGCCGAGACTGGCGTTCAATATGACATTACCCCGGTTGGATTAACTGCTGGGCGTGAGGACGCAATATCTTTCACAGGCTACGGCGGCGCGGAGTTTGGCGCATACGCATACGGCATTGCCCGGCCTGACACAGTTCGCATTCAGCCAGCGACCAGCTGGGATTTGGAAACGTGGGGCGAATACTTGCTGGCGTGCAACGAGGACGATGGCAAGATTTACGAATGGCAGCTCGCCACAGGCACGCCCGCTGCGGTGTTGTCTAACGCGCCGACAAGTAATCTTGGTTGCGTTGTAACTGAAGAGCGCTTTTTGTTTGCGCTTGGCGCGGGCGGCAACCCTCGCAAAGTGCAGTGGTCTGACCGTGAGGATAACAATTCATGGACGCCAGCCGCTACAAACGAGGCGGGTGATCTTGAGCTAAACACGTCTGGCGCATTGATGAAGGGCTTGACTGTTGCTGGTCAAACCTTGCTTTTGACAACGCGCGATGCCCACGTTGCTAACTACATTGGCCCGCCATACGTTTACGGCATTGAGCGCGTTGGCACGTCCTGCGGGCTTGCAGCAAAACAGGCTGCCGTTGTTGTGGATGCGGGTGCATTCTGGATGGGCGTTAATTCGTTTTATCTGTATCAGGGTGGGCAGGTTCAGGAGTTACCCTGCGACGTGTCAGATTATGTCTTCAACGACATCAACCGTGGCCAGATCAGTAAATCGTTTGGAATGTCTAATTCCATGTTTGGTGAGATTACTTGGTTTTACCCAAGCGCGGCATCAACGGAAAACAATCGCTATGTGACGTTTAATTACACAGAAAACACATGGTACATTGGCGAGCTGGCCCGCACAGCTGGCGTTGACCGCAGCGCATTCCGCCAGCCAATGATGGCTGATCCAGCGGATTACAAGATTTACGAGCATGAGATTGGCTTTGATTACGGTGCGTTGACACCTTACGCCGAGACAGGTCCGTTCCGCATTGGCGCTGGGGATCAAGTTATGAGCGTGACTGAGCTTCTGCCGGATGAAAAGTCGCAAGGTGACGTAAATGCCGTCTTTAAGACGCGCTTTTACCCGAATGGCACTGAGCGGTCATACGGGCCTTACTCCATGAGCAACCCGACATCTGTGCGGTTTACCGGGCGTCAAGTGCGGATGCGCGTTGAGGGTCAGCGCTTATCTGATTGGCGCGTTGGCATTAATCGTCTTGAAGCTGTTGGCGGTGGCCGTCGATGACGCAGCAAAACCGTCCACCAGAGCCGCGAGATAAGGACTGGCAGACGTGGGGTCGGCGCATGATGTCGTACCTCTCGCAAACCCGTTCTGCGCTGGTTCAGCAGACTGGCGACGAAAGCGCTGCCGATGATGGCACGTTGATGTGGGACAGAGAAAACTTGTATCCTGTCGTGAGTAAGAACGGCGCGTGGGTTCAGGTTGTGTTAGAGGACGGCAATGCCAGCGGCTCAATTACAACTGACCAAACAGCTGTTGCGATAAACACAGCGTACGCTTTAACGTACACTTTATCATCATCTGATGGCATTACTAGCGGCACACCAGCCTCGCGCTTGGTGTTTGAGGAAGCTGGCGAGTACATGGTTAGCTTTTCAGCGCAGATTGCGTCCACATCCGGTTCAACTGTAAACTTCTGGTTTTGGCCTCGCGTCAACGGAGTTGACCTTGCGGGTTCGACTATGAAAAACGCTTTACATCAAAATGGCGCAACTCTTGTGGTTAGCCGATCTGCAATACTTAACCTTTCCGCTGGAGATTACTTGGAAGCTATGTGGGCCGTTGACAGCACCAGCGGTTTTCTTGATGCAACTGCGGCAACTGCATTTGCACCCGCAGCACCAGCGTCCACTATTGCAATAACGAGGTTGCACGGATGAGTGAAGAACTAGCGCGCTGCAAGCCTTGGATTGAGGCAGCTTTAAGCTACAGCGGTGGCACTCATAACTTTGAGGATGTGGTTGTTGGCTTGCAAAAGGGTACGATGCAGTTGTGGCCAACGCCAAAGGGGTGCATAGTAACTGAAATCGTGGTATATCCGCGAAAGAAAGTTTTAAACGTGTTCCTTGGCGGCGGTGAATTGGAGCAAATTTTGGATATGCACAACGATGTGATAGAGTGGGCAAAAGCGCAAGGATGCGCGGCCCTAACCATGACTGGTCGCTTTGGCTGGAAAAAACCATTGGCGAAGCACG